CGCCGTCACGAAAAATAATGTCTCCGGCTGTACCGCCAGAAATACATTGATAACCTTTAAGGCGAGTGCGCTCACCAACAATTGTGCCTGTATCTTCAATGTGCGCCGCTCTTACATCATATTGCATTGACATAATCAATCTCCTTTAAAAACGGGGCCGAAGCCCCTTGAGTTGATTAGGAATCTGCGAAAGGTGTGGCGACAATGCCGGAACCAATAACGTTTCCAGTCACCATGTACTTGTCAGCAGCAATTGCCACAATTTGAATCCATGTGCCAGCAACGCCGCCGGTAGTTGTACCGTTCAAGTTGATGAAATCATTGGAAGAACCGTTAGCAGAGAAGGCAACCACAGCACCAGATGTGTCTGAGTCAATAGACATTACAGCGCCAACGTACAAATCGCTGGAACCAGAAGTTGTACCAATCTTCAAAGAGCTTGTAGAGATGGTAGTGGGAACCCAGATTGTGTAAACAACGCCTTCGTTGTTGGCTGTGCTTGGGTCTTGACCGGGGCCAGAGGTAACAGAGTTTGCTGATACGTTAATTGCTGGCAATGTCAAAGTCAGAGCAGCGGCCAAAGAACCACCAACAGAAATGATACGACCGCCATGAGCTTCAGGGCTTAATGTGGTGCTTGTTGTGATCTCAACAATAGACGCTGGGCCTTGTTGATAAATGCCGCCCAATGAACGAACTGGGCCTTGAAACGTAGTACGTGCCATGATGTATTCCTTACATACAAGTTAAGTGCATCAGTCTGTATGTCGTCAGCCGGGACTGTCTAATGCACCGGATAAGCCCGGATTAACATGTTTATACCACTGTGTTTAAACCAATGCAACAAAAAAGGGGCCGAAGCCCCTTTCTTTTTTTGATGCCTATTAGGCTCCGGGTGAACCGAAGACGCCCAAAGGATCAGATACGCCGAAGCTGTAACGCTCACGGGCTTTGTAACGGACGTTGCCGGTATCAAAGTCACCGTCCATGCCTGTAGACATGGGGGTACGTACAAAATGCTTCAAGCCGTTAGGCACATCTGTACACAGGAACCAAGCATTTGGATCTGTCAGGTAGTGGTTGACGGTGTAACCTTCAGGGATTGAACCGTTATTCTTCAATGCGTTAATGTCATTGTCGGCTGTAGAAACACGGAGTTCGGTTTCAAGCAAACGTGTAGACACGAACATCAAAGCAGGCGGAACAATTAACTTTCTAGGCTTAGCAGCAATCAGCAAACCACGCTCGTCTGTCCAAGCAGCGATCTGAATAACGGCATTCTCAAGAGAAGTCTCATTCAAGTCGGAAGGAGTAGCGGGAGTGTTACTGTTAGTGCCACCGGAAACCAAGGGGTGTGCTGTAGAGCACAACACTTGACCGTCGCCGTATGTAGGGCCACCAGAAAAAGCGTTGTTCAGGACGAAAGCGGCCTTAACTTGCTTTGTGTAAGCCATACCACGGGCCAGAGCCTTGGTATAACGTGAAGACAAGCTGTCATACAAGTTATCTTCCACAGCTTCCTCTGTGATGGAGAAGCCCATCGCAATGGTTTCGTGGGTGTAACGTGCAGTGAATGCTTCCTGTGCATTGTCATAAGCGATGGCAGCGCCCTCGTTTTTGACTGGTGCAGCAGCAAAACCTGACAGTTTTGTCTCTTCTTCAAAAGAACGCTCAGAAGTCTCTGTTTCGTAGATTTCTTTGTGCTCTTCGCCGTAGCGTGCGTACTCAAGACCGAACAAAGCGTTCAGGCCGGGGAGCAACTCTTTAAGTAGTTGTGCGCGTGAAATAGCCATGATTTAGCTCCTTAGATGCCAACGGCGTTAGTGAAAGCAGAAGCGCCGGGATTGAACTTAACAAACACTTCGGTGTAAGCATCAGTCAATGGGGAGGCGAAACCAATAATCTTGAACGCAGCAGCTGTAGTAACAACCGTACTTTCCAAGGCGCTGGTAGAGTTACCTGTACGGGTAGAACCTGTAGAAGTAGACTGAGCAGCAGCAAAGAAAGTGTTTGCGCCAAGGGCGGCTTGAGTAACTTGGCCATCCAATTGAGCTTGGAAAGTCACGTTAGGGTCAGTGATAACGTATGCAGTCACCACGCCGGTTGTGCCGGATGGATAGTACTGACCGTAGATCTGCTGGCCTTGTGCGTTGATGTATGAAGCACCAACAAAAACGCCCCAAGCACCAAGACTAGAGCCACCAAGGTTGTTGGTAGTTAAGTCTGCGCCGGTAGCGGTGGACAAAGCGATATAACCGTCTGCATTAATGATAACAACTTGTCCAAAAAACAAGTTGGAAGCAAGGCCTGCTGGGTCAATCAAATACTGACTCGTAGCGCCAGCATAAGGCATGCCGTCGTTACGATTGATGGCTTTTAGGCCATAGGGAGCATTGGTAGTTGACATTTAAGTCTCCAAAAAATTTAATTACCGTCTTCCGAAAGTAACCTCAGAGCTTCGTTCTCTGAACAAAGGCATCTTAGGATGGCTTTCGCGCATGTAGGTGTTGTCTACTGACTGCATCTGCCCATCAGAAATTTTCTGATAGTGGGCGTTCCGCTGGTCAACAAACTCAGAAGGGGTCTTGCAAAGCAACAGTCCACCAATTTCAATTCCATCTGGGAAGCGCCCGTTAGGGTTGCTCAACAGTTGGAGTTTGGGTTGATCTGCGGCTTTAACAGGCTCCCAACCTTCGCGTAATTTAGAAGAAATGTTTGACGGATCAGGATTGTTTAAATTAGCAAGGCGAATCCACCTGAATGACCAACCAGCTTCTGGTTCGGGATCTGGTAGCAAAGAAGCGGGCATCCATTTCGAAGGACGCTCAAAACTTGCGCGGGACTCTGTAGCTCTTTTTTCACGAATTTGTTCAGCCATTTTCATTCCTTCTTAATATTGCGACCTCACGAGCATAGCGTTCCAAAGGAATGCCTAGCCGCTTGGCAATAGCCACTTCTGAGGCAGACAATGTGATTTTTTTAGGGGCCACACTGCGTGTCGCAGAAGCAACAACGTTTGATTTCCTACGCTGCGTCGTATCAGCGGGTTCCGCAGACTCAAACTTATCTGGGAACACTTGACGCAATCTACCGTTGATGCGTCTGTAGTATTCGTCACTCTGAGGATCAATGCCCTCATCGTTAACCAGCTTCTCATGCACCGCCAGCGCGAATCCGGTCATTTCCTTGTCAGTACCGAACCATTTATTGGTTTGTTGCCATTCAACAGCTTTGGTATCGACACGGGGTGCTTGCTGATGTTGGGGTTGTACAACAGTTTTTTCCTCTTGTAAAGGGGTAGGCTTAAAATTGTTTACACGCTCCGCTTTCATCTTCGCGGTGGTTAAATCTTCTTGAGCCTGTACAAGAGCATCTGCATCGCCAGCCTCATAAGCCGCCTTGTACCGGTTTTTAGCATCAGTCACCTCTTGCGAGACAACTTTCTTAGCTTGCTCCAGTAGGGCGCTTTGACTGGTGTGTACATTGTTTTTCAGCTTTTGATTTTCTTCATAAACTGCTTGTGCAATGCGTATAGCCTCTTCTTTCTCCCGAATCGCAGCTTCTTTAGCTCTGCGTTCGTCGTGATAGCCCTTCGTAAATTCACGAAGTTTGGTGCGATCACGCTGAGAATAATTGGCTAATTCTTCGTCTGTAGGCTCGACGGGAGGAGTTTCCATGGGCGTTCTGCCCTTGTCCTCATCCGGCGTGTCATCAATAACCTCTATCTCAGGTTCTTCTTTGACTTGTTCAGGCTCAGGTTCTACAACCTTGCTGCCTAAACGATTCTGTTTTGCCTCGATTTCATCGGGAAACTCGAATTCGGTTTTTTCCATTTCAGCCATGGTGTCTCCTTAGTAAGGACGTTGAATGCCGCGAGGATCTTGGACTACTGCTTCTACGCTGTCGTCGTTGATTAAACGCCACTCAGTACCATGAATCTTCATTCTTGTACCGCTGTTAGGGCGGGTAATGATGAAATCGCCGACCTTGCATGACGCTCCTGACGGGAATCGTTTCTCGTCTTTGAACGCATCTGGGCCTATTTTTGCCACAAACAGCACGGGAGAAAGAATCTCTTCGTGGTGCATCATGGTTGCGGATTTTAAAATTCCGCTATCACCCATCTCTTCTTCTGCTTTCGGAAGCATACAAAGGAGGTGATATGTTGCTGGATCAGGCACTTGCTTAGCCTTCTCCTCGTTGGATTTGTTGAGCACACCCGACAAATCCACTGCACTGACATCGTATTCAGTCATCTTCATATCTTTCAAGTTTTCGAACAAGGTCAGTTATTAAAGACTGTGCGTACAGTAGACCTCGAATTTGCCCGCACATCTCTCGATAAGCGGGGTAGTCAGATGCCGCCCCGCCTCCAAGACTCTCAAGAAGGTTTTTCTCCTTCTCTTGAAGATCAGTTAAAAGATATTTAAAAGCCTGACCTTCATACATAGTTAACTTCCTCGTTTAAACAGGTCAACTTGAACCTTTTGGTTGTTCTGTTTTTCTTGCGCTTGGATACGAGCCATGTCGAGTTGAGCCTGCGTGTCGATCCGCTTGTTCTCAAGTTCGAGTTTGGCTTTTGCCATTTCAATGTCGGCGGCAATTTTCTGCGCCTTAGTCTGCTCTGCCTGACCCTTAAGCTGGAGTTCAGCTTGTTGCATCTGGATGAGCGGATCTTGTGCTTGTTGCTGGGCTTGCTGCTGTTGCTGTTGAGCTTTGTTAAGCTGTAACAACTGGGCGGAGCCTTGGGCAACCAGACGGGACAACTGCACCTCCACGTCTTCTGGCAGTTTGGTATCAGGAGCTGGCAACGGCACGCCAATTTGCTCTTCAACTTTTTTGCGGTACAAGAATGCCAAGTGTTCTGCTATGTGAGCCATTGCTGACGCTTGGATCTTCTGCGCCATTGGGTTCTGTCCAATCTGCGCAGCAATCATTGGATCTTGCATGAAGGATGTGTGCGCTGCAATATGCGCCTCATGATCCTGATAAATGAATGCTTTAGTGGGCTTTCCATTAAGGAATGCCATGTTCTCACTGATTGGATCTTTAGGTGTTTGATCCTCTGCGCCGGGGATTAATTTCTCTGCGTTCTTGACGCCTAGGACCTCAATCATTTGGCGGTGCAGCAATGGCAGGTCATAGATCTGTGGAGCACCTTGAGCCAGCTGGATCACAGCTTGATACTGCATGATCCGCTGGGCCATTGTGGAGCTGTTTGGATCAGATACAGGGATAACTTCAACTAGGTCGTAGTCAGCCTGTTTGACCTGACGGTCGTTGCCTTGTGGGTCATACTCATAATCAATAGGAGAGTAGTCCCGAATGATGCCTTTAAGGAGTTTAAACTCCTGCTTCATGGAGTAATGAACACGGGCCTGCACTGCTCCCATGGTCTTTAAGGTTCTCTCAAGCAAGGCCAAGGTTGTACCGACTGGCGCATTAGCGCTCATGTCAGAGATCTTCATGTCGGAGATAGATCCCAGACGACGGCCTTCTTCTGTGATGCGGTCAAGCAGAGTCAACAAAGTGCCGCTTGGCTCCTTGTAAGGAAGCGTCATGATGTTGTCTTTGATGACGCCGCTTGGCACATCTACGTCCCTAAACTCACCGGGCTGGATTGGAGTGTCGTCGCCTTTGATACGAGCGCCACGGGCTTTCAAGCCGCCGGGAAGGTTGGCCAGAGTACCTGCGTCTACCAGCTGGCGGATTAAAGATGTGCCTGCGCGGGCGTATCCACCAATGATGTGGATCAGACCCATACCGTAGAAACCAAAGCCGGGGATGTAGCAGTAGTCTACAAAGTGCTGGCGCTTGGTTTTCTTGGCATCGTCTTCCAACCAGTTCCTGCGGATTGCCAGAACTTTGTTAGTTCCACGATCAATGGTAATGACGTAAGGCAGGCCGATGCCTGTCTCCTCGCCTTCTGAGTCGGTATCTTCAAAACCTTCTAAGTCCCAATAAGCATGGACTTCCAAGAGCTGGAAGCGGTCGTCATCGGTGGCTTTGTAGCCTTGCTGATCCGCCTTCTTCTTCTCAATGTCTGAGAGGTGCTGGACAGGCTCGCCTAGGTCTATATCTCTATAGAACCCACTGACTTGCAGGCGGCGCATCTCATTCTTGGTCTTGCGCATGACGTGGGTAACACGTTCTGCGTTCTGAAGATTAGAAGCGCCGTACGGGACAATCATGTCTTCGGCAGGGACAAACACTGCAACCTGACGCTCCATGGCTGGGTCGTAATAGACCTTCTTGAATGCTGCGCCGGACAGACCGAGGGAGTACAACATCCGCTCATGCTCAGGGCGGTACTCAGGCATTTCCTCTGTTAGCTTGAAGTTCATGTCAGCCTGAACACGCTCGGCTGCCTCTTCCTTCAATCTATCAATTGCACCGATGATCTCAGTCTTTACAGGGCCAGCGGCAGGGAAAGTCTCCATGATTGATTCCGATTGGAATCTAATGGCAGCTTCTGTTAGGACGGTAGAGTAAACACCGCAGGCTCCATTCCATGGCTCCGTGCGCTCTTCATAGTTCACGCCAAGGACTTCTAGGCCTTTGACAAAGCTTTCTGCCCAGTCTTTGCGGGAGGATATATCGGCCTCTACGAGTTCTACCAACTCAGAGGCAATCTTACCTAGAACGCCTTCGTCAAGAATTTCTGCAAGGTTGTCATCAAAATCGCTGTCATATTCTGATTCCGGCTCTAGGATGATCTCAACGCTTTCCTCTTCCATAACTAGGGGATCGTCTAATTCAACGTCCATGCCAATATCTTCAAGAAGGTCTGAAAGACCCATAGGTGCTTGGCTGATTGCTTTGTCGATACTCATTTGAGTCCTTAATAATATTCCATGCGTCTGCGATATACAGGTTCATCTGGCTCATCAGAATCGATGGAAATGAACCCGCCTTGACGGAATCTCATCAGAGCTTGGCTTGAAGAGTCAACAAGGTCATCATGATCGCCATTGGGGAAGGAAGCCATTTCATCCATCACTTCTTCAGCCCAACGAGTCTCTGGACACCATACAACACCTGAAGCAAACAGATCGGAGATTGCGTTTACACGCGAGATCTTATCGTTTCCTTTACCCGGTGTAAACTCAGAAAGAGGGATGCCCATCTTTCGCATCTCATAAATGAGCGGAGCACCTGCGGCACGTTTCTCCACAATCAATGTATCGGGCTGCCATTCCTGCCAGAGTTCTAAAGCCATCTTCTTAAGCTCAGGGAACTCCATCCTCTGTTTAAACGCATCTAGCAGGATGATGTTTGGCCGCATATCACCGGTTTTATTGGGGTGCTGGAACACACCCCACGTTGTACAGGCAGAATAGTCTGCGCGGTTGTTCTTTTCAAAGGCGGTGTCCCAAGATTGAATGATGTATTCGCACTGCGGGGGGCTATCTTTCTCCCAAATCATCCATTGGTCCCGCTTGATGATCGCGCCTTCTTCGGATGTTGGGTTCTGTTGATACTGAGCCTCCCATTTGGACACTGGAAGCTCCGCTTTCAGCGCTTCTAGGGCCTCTTTTGACCAAAAACCGGGCCATAAAGGCACACCAGAGGGCATGATCGCCGGAAAATCGATGATTTCCCACTGATCTACGCCGTCTTTCCCTGCGTTTTTAAGAATTTGGCCTGTCAAGTCACGTTTCGACCATCGAGTCATCACAATAATGATGGCTCCACCGGGTTGTAAACGCTGGCGAGGGCCAGATGTGAACCACTCATAGACAGAATCAAAAACCGCAGGGTTGCCTTGCTTGGCCTCCTGCTCTGAATGGGGATCGTCAATGATTAAAAGGTCAGCACCCTTGCCTGTAACAGCGCCGCCAACACCGATAGCAAAGTAATCACCACCCATGTTAGTGTTCCAGCGACCTGCGGCCTTTGAATCACTTGATAGCTTTGTATCAAATACCCTTTGATAATTTTCTGAAGAGACAAGATTCCTAACCTTTCGTCCAAATCCCGTGGCTAATTCTGCGGTGTGTGCAGTCTGAATAATCTTCTTCTCAGGAAACTTACCCAAGAACCACGACGGGAGCAGATAAGAAGCAAACTCAGACTTTGTATGCCGGGGAGGCATGTTAATAATTAACCTCTTAAGGTCGCCCCTAGCGACCCTCTCAAAGGCATCTGCCATGATGGCATGGTGTTTCCCAGAGATAAACACAGGCCACATCTGCGTCACAAAATAAAGAAAAGATTCCTTGGACTTCTCAACCTTGTCCATCTCCAGAAGCTTCTGAATCTTTACCCTCGTCCCAGAATCAATCTTAGGATTGTCCAAGGCCTCCATATAGGCCTTAACTTCTGCGTGGGTTAACAAACTCATAACGCAGCCATCTCTTTCACAGACTTATCCACAAGCTTGATCGAATGAAACTTATAAGGCCGGATGGTCAGGTGCCCATCCTCCTTTAACCGGTGGACGATCCTGTGAACGTTTGACTTAGAACTCAATCCAATCCCCTTAGCAATGACCTCATAGGACGGAGGAACTCCGTGCAACCTGATGTAGGCACGTATGAAGTCTAGTACTAACTGCCTATGCTTGGTCATGTGGTGAGTTTAAACGATAATGAGAACGTTCGCAACTGTTTAAACGAAAATAT